AACCTGTAACGTTCCAGTAGACGTACTTGATGTATCATCAGTTCCTGGTAATGTTAAATTATTAAATAATATTGCTCCAGCTTCCAATGTTCCAGTTATAACTGCATTTCCTCCAATATATATATTTTGTCCAATTCCAACACCTCCAAATATTTGTAATGATCCTGTTGATGTTGATGTTGCATTTTCAGTTGATAATATGACCGAACTATTATATCTAAATGATCCAGTTATTGAAACATCTCCGCCAACATATAAATTATCTTTTATACCAACACCTCCTTCAACAATTAATGCCCCAGTTGTCGGACTGGTTGCATCTTCTGTTGAAGTTATTAATAATTTATAAAATATTGGTTCTCCACTGATAGTTAAATTCTGCCCAAAATGAGCAGTGGTACTATCGTTTATATGATTTAGAAATTCTGTGTTAAATACACTAATATCAATTCCATCAACATTTCCAGATACTTCAATATCACCACTAATAGTTAAATTGGAAAATATCGGAGATGATGTTATAGCAATATCTTGTGGTGTTGAAAGAGTAACTGAACCCTCTGGATTTAGTTGAACTTCAATTTGATTTTGAGTTCCTAATATTAATCGATCTAAACCAACTGATATTAGTTCATGATTCGCATCAAAATATCCAACAGTACCAGGGATACTACTATTTATTTTAAAGGTACTATCTGCCACTATTTCCCTATATTCAACTTCTTTTCTGACTTCTATATATCGAACCCGAGATCCGGTATCAAATATAATCTCTCCCAAATCTCTGTTACGTAACATATGTTATTTACCTATAAAAAAAATTTGAAGCATATAATACAATTCAATTATAAAATTATAATTGAATCATCAATGAATTGAAAAATTAAACTGAATAATTAATATTTAATGAAAATCCTGCTGTTCCAGTAACTGTGAAATTACCATTTGAACCAGTGTATATACGTATATCACCTGTTGTTGTAATTGTACAAGAACCAACTATTTCTATATTATTATCTGTCACAAAAACACATATTCTTAAATTTTTTGTTGGTCGAAATGCTGTTGGTATAACTCCAGATGCTGTGAAATAAGTTGATGAAGTAACTGTTCCGGTTTTATATGGAAAATCAATCATGACTAAACGACCAATTTTATAACAATTTAACATATCTGTTAATACACATGGACCAGTAAATGATTGACTAACTGATGATGAACCACTGCTAATATCTCCTCCGACATTCAAACTTCCAGCAATACCGACACCGCCAGCAACAGTTAATGCACCAGTTGATGTTGATGTTGTTACTGTTGTATGATTGACTGATAATTTCGTTGTACTTAAATTGATGGAATGTGATGCATCTGTTGCTAATTTAACAGTCAGAGAATTATCGGAATTTATATTGAAATCAGCAATATTACCAGATGCTTGTAATTTTAGTAATTCACCAAATGATTGATTGATTGTTACATTTAATCTGGACAAATTAAGTGGAACAAGATTACCGAGAATAGTTGTTGAACCAACAAGCAAATTTTTACGGATTGTTGTTCCACCGAAAACCGTTAATGTTCCCTGATCCATAGCAAATGAATCAACTGTTCCAAAAAGATTTAATGATGGATATTGTGCTTGTGTATCAGAAATAATAGACCCATAAATATGTGCATCACCATAAACAGTTAAATCATTACCAACATCCATTTTTCCGTCTGCTGAAATTTGTCCATTAGCATGAAGATTACCACCAGCATACAGATTTTTCATAATACCAACACCACCATTAACAACTAATGCTCCTGATGATGTTGTCGTTGTATTTGTTGTAGATAATATTGTTGTATCACCATTATGTTCAATTAACATTTTTTTTGTTGTATTAATTGTTCCATTGGCTGTTGTATGTATTTCAAATCGTGTTCCGTGTTGTGTTGGAGTATGTACTTCTGAGGCAATTCCAGCCATTAAACTACTTGTTCCCCATTGAGAACCATCATATCCTGAAAAATACATTAAACCTAAAATATCATTATTTTGAACGTTAGTTGGAAAATTTAATGTTCCACGTGATTTTTGTAATAATATACTTGAACTGGTGGATGAATTATCTGATTTTCGCATATTCAATATTGTTTCGGGAACAGTACTTCCCATCATCTCAAATTTATATGTTGGAGAAGAAGAATATAACATTGGTGCTATTTGCAATTTATTGCCAATTCTAACTGATCCAGTTAATGTTGCATCATTAAATGTTGGATTCGCTGATGTGTCAATATCTTGCACAGTTCCGACAGTGACTGTACCATCTCCATTATCAGTTAAAGTTGTTTGATTAGCTTTTTCATATAAAAGATCAGCCATATGTACATCACTCACTTCTCCACCAATACTGGTAAATAGTAATTTACTAGGTGATGTATATGGTAAGACTAAAGACCTATATACTGTTAAATGTTCTGTTTTGAGAAAACCAGGATTATCTGTTCCTAACAAACGTTCCAAATATATAGTTCTTTGTGTTAAATCATGAATTATTTTTCCTAATTCGTACTGCGACAACATATATATTTAACAAATATATATGTTTTTTTCTAGAAAACATAAATTAAGAAAATATATTATTTATTCATTTTAAGTATTTGATTAATAAACTGTTTTTCTTCTTTTGTAAAATTATTTAAATTTGTATTTTCTCCGTTATTTATTTTTTGTTTTATATCATCAACTATTTTGTTATTGGTTGGAATTGATACATTCATTTGTCCTTTGTATTTTTTTCTTTCATCCAAATATGTTTTAATTACACTAATAACTGTATTCAATTTAGAAATTTTAGGTAAATGTTTGGTATTTTTAATTGCTTTTGACATCACTAAATTTGCACGATATGAATTATATCCCGCTTTATTCAAAACTCCTAAAATTAATGCATATGCTTTTTGCAATTCATAAAATTGACTGAATTTAATAGCTACATTAACCCCTGATGAAGAATAAAATTTAATTATCATTTCCAAAATTTTGGAAAATGAAACACTTTCCGAATCTCCTAATATTTCAGTGAATTTTGGTAATATATCTTTATTTTCAATAATTATTTCTTTCTCTTTTTGTTTAACATCTAGTAATGAGTAAATCGAATCTATTTCAATATATTTTTTCATCATTTTTTCATCAGATTTTTGATTTTCATCATTAATACGTTTTGAACTAAAAATATCATTATTGTATTGTGCAAGGTTTCTTTTTTCTTTTTCACTATTTTGTCTATTAATATTTTGATATTTCAAAAGTTCTTGTTTGAATTGATTATATTCCGGAGTTTTCATATCAACTTGAGTTTCGATGCATCTACTATTGAGTAATAGTGTCATTTTATCGAAAATACCTACATAATTATAAAATAATGACATGATAATAATATCTAAAAATTCTAAAATTGCTGTATCACCTGAAAATAATTCAATTTCCCCAACTGCTCCAAAATCAATTAAAGTCATTTTTCTCTGTTGGTATGAGAAAAAGATATTTCCAGCATGTAAATCTCCATGATAAAATCCTGTACTTATTAAATTAAAGAAAAATTTATATACCAGTAAATCAAGACATCTATGGAGAATACTTCTGTATTTGGTATCTTCAATTAATTGATTATTTTCAACTAATTCACTCAATGGTAATCCTGGTGCTAATGTCATTGTAAAAGCAAACCAAGTTCCATCTTTTGTTACATCAGTTCTCTGTTCAACAGTATTTAATGATACATCATATTCAATTCCAAAAACTTCTTGATATTTACATGAATAATATTCGGATCCTTTTTTAATATTTTCAATTTCATTCAACACATTCATTTCTTTACCATTAGATTTTAACATATTAACGACAAAATCTTCTTCACATGATCCTTTTGGAAATATATTATGTAAAATTTTATACTCCCAACATGATTGTGCAATTGATAATGGTTTAATAATTTTAATAATAAACAGATCATTTGGATTATTGACTTTATTGGCTAAACACACGTGTCCGACAGATGCGGAAAATTGTCTATTGATTTTAATTAAAGTTGGTTCATTAACAATTTTATTTAATATTATTTCGACTTGTTTTTGATTTAATAGTGGATATGTTAATTTAGTTAAATTATATTTAGTTGCTAATTCTGGAGTTAAAACAGGACGAATCATCTGTAATATCTTCAAAATAAATGGTCCGGAATTTAATAGGATTTGTTTTGATACAAATTGAAATATTTCATCAGATGTTAATGGTAATGCAATAAAAATTTCTTCCATTATTCTTCTAAACATTTGTGCCCAAATTATAGGATGTAATGAATTATAATAAGTTGAAATTATTTTAATAAAGAATTGCTTCATTGAACCCAATTCATTAGGTATTAAACGTTCCAATTCATTGCCAATTGAAAATCCATACATATTTGTTATTTTTGATGCAATATCATTCATTAAATTTTCTTTCGAATTAGTAATATTTTTGTTGGAATTGAAAATAATATCTTTAAATTTATTGTATAAATGTATCATATATTTTTTCTTTTCTTCCTTCGTCATTTTTTCAAATTGTGGTTGGAATTTAACTTTATATTTGCTGATGAAATATTTGAATATTTCCAAAATTTGACATGTGCAATTATTAACAAAAAATAGTGATAAATTTTTCATTGTTTTTATTACATCATCCGACATTTCAAATTGTTTTTCATCACTGAATACATATGATATTAGTGAATCAATAACAATATCTTGAAGTGGTATATTTAAATCTTCTTTTCCAACGATACTACTCATTTTTAAAATAGTTTTCAATTTGGAACTACATGCCTCATTAGATTTTTTAATATCACTTAATTTACTTTCCCAACCTTCTTTTAATAAATTGTAATATTTATCATGGGTAATATTGGTTTTGACACAACTTAACATAAATTCCATATTTTGATTAGTAAAATCATCAATAAATTTATTATTTATTTCTGAAACAATTTTCCCCAAATCTTCAAATATTTCAACACAGGACATAATTATAATATTATATTATAATTAAAAATTTACTTAAATGCTAAATTTCTCCATCCATGTTTGGTGAAAACACGGACACTATCTCTTATTTCATCAAAATACATTGTTCCAATTTCATTATATTCCGGTTCTTCTTTTAAAACTGGTAAATTAAACTTATGCTCACATTTAATATCATTGGCGAATAATTGTTTCTGAATTCCTATTCCACCTTGAATTTTAATTGCTCCACTTGATAATGATGTGGCATCTTGCGTTGAATTAAAATTCCATGTTCCATCATTATCTAATATTGTTTCAGGCTTATCATTCATCGCAAAAATCACTTTACTATTAATGGTTTTTCCGGCATTGATAACAATACTTCCATTCATTGAATTATTACTGTTTGAATTTCCAATTAATTTTATAAAAGCACCTCTTTCAGTATTATTATCACCACCACCACAAATATTCATTGATAAATAATCATTGTATTTTTGTGTATTGGTTGCAATAATAGTTTCTTCATGTGTTCCGATATTAATTTTTGAACCAGCGATATTAACATTTTTATGAATACTGATTCCACCATTAACTATTAAACTTCCTGTTGATTCAGATGTTGTATCTGTAACATTGTAAAATATACTTTGTCCCTTATTTGTAATTTGAAATTGAAGTTCATCATTAGTAATCATATCAATATTTCCTTTAGGAAAACCAGCGCTTAATTTAATTCCTCCATCAACAATGCTATCATTTCCTGATACAACTAAACAAGAACCTCTAATTGAACCATTGTCTCCTCCACCGCTGATACTTAAAATTCTATTATCAAATCCGGGATATGTATCATTAGTAATCATTGATATTTCATTCGGTGTGTGAAATTTCATATCTGAACCCAACATCATTGTTTCTCCAACCATTAAATTTCTTTTAATTCCTACTCCACCAGAAATTAAAAATGCTCCTTCATTCATTGATAAACATTCTTGGGTACTATAACATTTAACAGTTCCATCGTGATCTATTTTCATTTTCATTGTTGGCATAATATTATTATTCATTGTTGTGCTCATACACAAAGAAGAACCATGACCGAATGTTGAATAATCCTCTGTTGTAACACATTGTATGGTGCTAGTTACTTTATAGGATTCTCCATCATGTCCTGCATAGACCATTGAATGTATTGGTGTATCTTTTAATAATTCCAATGGACGATAAATATCTCCACGTGCTCTCATAAAGATAGAATTAATTGGATCATTTGTTTCATCAGCATAAACATTAATTGTATTAAGATGTTGATTTCCGATAATTGTCATATTACTATTTTCTTTTTGTGTTTCAGGTAGTTGAAAATCACCAATTTGTAAATGTTGTTTTATTTTTTGTGTTGTTGTCTCTTGTTTATTTGTTTGAATTTTCTGATCAATATATAAGTTTTTAAATTTAGGTTCTCCTGAAACAGATAATTGTTGTCCAAAATGAGCTAATTCTTGATTATTAATATGTTCATCTATTTCTGAATGTGTGAATTTTCCAATCTTACTCAAACTATCATGATTTCCCACTGAACCAAATTTAACCCATTCATTACCATTAAACAAAATTGTATCACCATTATAAATATAACCATTTGAAACATATACCGCAAAATCTCTCATTGGTATTATTTCCTTCCAATTATTTCCTTCATATTCATAAATATAATTTTTATTCCATCCTTTTCCTGATGTTAAACTAATATATCTATCGCCAATCATTTTTTGATTTGGTAATCCATCATTTACATCATAAAATTCTTTAATTTCTTTTTGCCATTTCAATCCGTAAAGTTTAGAATCTACATAATCTTTAGTAACAACGTGTGAAGCCATAGTTATTTCAGAAACATGTAAAGATTTAAAATGTGGTATAGCTGTTTTTGTTAAGTCTTGACCAAAATGTGCTGTTTGTGAATTGTAAATATGTTTATCTATCGCATCGTGAGAAAAAACGCCAGTATTTTTAATTTTTAAATGATCTATTATTTCTTCTTTCAAATGTAATCTTTTATTTTCAATATGTTCATCAATTTTCTGATGTGAATTAATTCCACGATTTTTCAAATCGCTATGGTCGATCATTTTTCCAATTCTTTCCCATGTTAATCCATTGTAAATGTATAACATATCCAAATTAATCATATCATTGGCTTTTTGAGGAAATTGAATCCAAACAATATATCCTTTTTCAGGAACTATTTCAAACCATTGGTGTTTATATTCGTAAATTCTATTTATACACCATCCATTTCCATTTCCAGTACTAATATAACGTGTTCCAATTTCTGGATTTTTTGGTAATGCTTGTTTTGGATCGTGAAATCGTGTGATTGTTTTTTCCCATGTTAAATTCTCTAAACAACTATCCAAATACTCTTTATTAATAGCATGATATTTTTCTGTTGGTAAATCATTAATTATTATATTTTTTGATTCGAATATATCATCATTTCCTAATGATATATCAGTTTGTATGGAAGAATCCATTTATAAATTGATTAAATATTTTAGATTAAAAACTTAAACTCGTATTAAACTACGATTGCATCATCATCAATAAGAAAAATAATGCTATTACTAATAAACAGCAACAACAACTACATATACACGAAAATGCCCACCCGATTCCAGCAGCAATATCTGATGGTTGTTTATATTCATTACATTCTTTTTCACATGCGGTACTGACAGTTCCACCCATTTATATATTATATATTAATAACTTATTTTTTTTCTTTAATTAAGATGATTTTACATTGTATTCTATAACAAAACTATTTAATTGATTGTTCATATTATTAATATATTCATTAAAATTATGTATTTTTTGATTTTCAATA